GTAGCGATCTTTCATCCGGCCAATCCGCCCCATGCGGGCATCATAGGTTTCACCCATCTCGCGCTGCAGTGCATGGACAGCAACTTTGCGTTCCTCGTTGCGGCGGGAAACGAACTGAGCATGCCGCTCGACCTGCTGCTTGACGAAGCCCTCATAAAGCCGTTTCGCTTGGCGCGGGCTCAGGCCGTTGGCGTAAGCCCAATTTCGATATGACTTTTCGGCGTCTTCGTCATAGGGCAGATCAGGCGGCAATTGGGGCCGATCGCCGAAATCGTATTTCTCGGGAGCTTCAGGGCGAAACGCCTGGGCAACGCGCTCCCACCCTTCCTCGTCATCGTCGCCTGTCGGCATCACCACCTTGTCGCGGCTGACGAGCTTTTCAAGGTTGATGTAGCTCTTGCCGAGGTCTTCCACCTTCGGCGCCTTCCGGTCAGGGTCCCAAAACTTCTCTGGGATGTATTCAGGGCGATCACCGTCCTGCACTGCCTTTGCCAGAAGGCCATCTGCGGAATCGGGCGATGGCGCTGGCGCTTGTCCTGCTGCCAGACTGGCAATCAACGAATCGGTTGCGCCGCTTTCCATGGGCGGCATTGCCCCCGCGGCATCTGCATTGCCCATATCAGCGACTTGGCCTTCAGACATCAATAAAACCCTCCATCATTCATCAGATGCTCGAGCACGGTCATATCTTCACGTGCTGTTTCTACGTACTCACCCGGCTTGCGCCCGATCCATCGAGCGATCCTTGCCGCAACGTTACGCTCGCCGATTGCGATGCCCGCTGTGATGGGATCTGAGGCGTGAACTTCGGAATACACATTCAACGAAGCAAATAGTTCGGCCAGCGCCACCTTGCCTTGAGGCGTCATCGCGATCTCACGCCATGCCTGGGCGACCTTGGCTTCTGCGGTACCCGACGACGGTCGTCGTGCCATCATGCGCCTCCCATCTCAGGGATCAGAGCCTCGGTATCAAGCGGCTCCATCTGGCTTGGGTCCATGTCAGGAGGAAGTTCGCCGTTACCAAGCGCAGCCATTTCCTGTTGCGCCCGCGGATCTGACTGCACATTCGCCATGAACTGCTGCATGAGCTTCGCAACGTCGACACCGCCGGCCGCCGCGTTGCTCGGCACTTGGCTCAACGCCTGCGCACCTTGCGCGCCGTCTTTCAGCAGTCCAGCAACCGGCCCGGCCATATCGAGCATCTGCTTTGCCTGGGCCATTTCGTTCATCTGCTCCACGTCTTCCTCGGACTTGAGCAGGTCTGGATCGTTGTTAAACAGATCCCACAGCCACGTGATCAGCTTGTCGAGGTCGATCCGTTTCTGGATGAGTTGAGGCGCCAAATCCTTGCCAGCAAGCTGAACCACGATCCCAAGAGCCTGCATGATTGCCTCGGCCTCGGTCTGCTTCTGCGCCGTTGCAACCGGGCTGACAAACTCAACAACAAAGTCCTTGCCCTGGATTTCTTCTGGAGGATCGGGCAACAGGCCCTCGCGCGAAAGTATCCCGAACACGCGATTGACGAGCGGTCCCAGCATCTCACTCTCAAGACGGCCAACTAGCGGGCCGAACAGCCGCATCATCTCGTTGGTGCGCTGAACCACTTCAGTCGCCGTCATATTCGCGCGATCAGTCATCCGCATCAAGTCGGCATAAAACGTTCTAAGGATTTGCTCCTTCAGCATTGCGATATCTTGCGAGATCGCTTGGATACCTTGAAGGCTGACAGGATGCAGCATCACGCCGTCATTCGGGTTGCCGCGCCAATAGGTGATGCCACCCGGTACTGTCCTGGTCTGACCAACAACGCCGTCGTCTTTAAGAAAGAGCGGCGGATCAGCGGCCTTGTGCATCAGCTTGATCTTAACCTTTACCATCGCTTGAAGCATCTTCAGATCAGGCAGCGCCGTCATGCCAGGCGAACGACCATAGACCTCCGACGTGTATTTGCTCCAGCGCGCGACCTGATACGGGAATTCAGCAAACCCGCTCTCGTCCAGAAGATGGCAAGCGTCGTGCTCGAAATAGCAGGAAACGAAAGGCATATTTCTCGCGTCACGCTTGCTGTAATCGCGATCGGCTCGAGGATACACCGCATGGATGACTTTGATCTTCTCATCCATCTGGTTGTTTCGGTACATCTCCTTAACCTTGTCGGAGACTTCCCATCCCGCTTGGCGTTCCATCTGGATCATCTGACGAACCGTGTATTCCGAGCATCGGAACACCGTATCCACGACGCCATCGATATTCTCGGCAATCACGCACTCAGACAGAGCCCGAGCCTCGAACAACAGCCCGCCGCTCTGTTGCTGGCCGCAGAACAGAACCGCGGTTCCAAACGATGCAAGGTCCAGGTAGATTTCATGCAGCGCCGTCGTGAAGTTTGTGCCAGGAGCGTAGATCCGAGCCCACATGATCTGCTCGACATCGCTCATGTACTTCTGGACGGCCGGGATCTCGTTGATGTCGACGCTTTCGCCGTTCTGATCCACGCCGTACCGCTCACCGACCATGCGCAGGCTGAACCACTTGGCGCTTGGATTAGTGGCCATACCGTGAAGGCCAGCCGCCAGCATTTCCACTGCAAGGATGCCGGTCGGATCATAGACCTTCGTCATTCTTTTTTCGCCGGGCGTGCGGATACCAACAAAATCCAGCTTCCGCGGAGAACAGATCTCCGCGATTTCCTGCCAGTTGGTTTCGCAGTTGGTTCGCTCGGTCGAGCCTTTCAGCGCATCATAGCGCTGCTTCAGGAACTCCATGCGATCATCGTCGCGGTGTCCTGAAGACTTTTCGCGGCTGGCATCGTAACCAGCCGCCATGTCTTGAGCCATCTAGGCTTTAGCCCCCCAATACCGGCGTGGTTGCAACGGCACCCTGTTGGTTAGGGTTGGTCAGAAGCGTCGATTGGAACCCGCTTGCCGCCGCACGTCTGGCCTGCTGCTGCGTGTTCTGGCGCGCCTCAATCGCCTCGTCACGCTGCGGCACTGGTGCCGGCGGCGCTTGAGGCTCCGGCGGTTTTGCTCCACCACACATGGTCAAGCCCCCGCGGTCGAGCTGCCGAGATCAGCACCAAAAGTGCTGCCCATGCTGCTGGTCTGGCTGTTGGTCGATTGCGCCACAGCTGCCTGGCGCTGCTGTGTGTTGCTGTAGTCAGCCGGCGTAGACGCTGGCGCTGGAACCTCACGGATCACCGTTTGCTGGCCACCGCTGCTTTTTTTCCCCATGCACATAGCTTTACCTCCTAGCCAATGACGGGCGCGTTGGGATCGCCACCCAATGATTTGCCGAAATCGCCGTATGTCACCTTGTTCTGCGGCGTTCCCTGAGTTCCCTGCCAGATCATTTGGCGTTGGGATTCTTCCGCGCTCTGCCGCACCGGCTCAAACGTCGTTGCCGGCGACGGAGGCGGTGGTTGTGTATTCCCGGATTTACTTCCGAAGCACATCATGCAGCCCTCGTGTAATGCGGATCGAGAACGCGCGCGCTCTCGCTATCCCGCAGCCAGACAAATCGCTGATAAGCGGCCCCGTCCTTGCCGTAGGCCATCATCGGCGGGCCTTCAGGCACACCGCCCATGGCCTGGATTAATTTCCAGGCCTCGTCATAGCCAAGCCTGCTATCGCACTGGAGCCGCCGACCCTCACACACGTGCAAAATGTCGTTGGCTTCATGGCGAAACCACCGAACCAGATCAATCACCACGCTTCGGAAATCATCCGTTCCGAACATCCAGATTTCCCAGCATCCTGGCCATTGCTCCGTGAAGGCGGCCACGCCAGCCGGAAGGCCTTTATGCCAAGCGATCCGACCTCGCCCCGTATTGCGAATAGCGTGATAGGCTTCCCAGGCCAGCATGTCCGGGCTGTCATGTGGTCGAAGCGCGAAGATCTCAGTTCGATCGTTTTCGCGCATGTTCGAGCACAAATAGATCATGTCGAGGTGCGTAATGTCCGTGAGCACCAATCCCCCTGCTGTATTTAGAACGGGCTCCAGTTCACGCCCGCGTTTGCCTGCCGAACGTGTCGCTCGTATTCCTCAGTTCCAATCAGGAACGGATCATAGCCGCTTGTGCTTGTCTGCCGGCGCTGCATGTACTCGGGAACCAGGTCGCCGCCCGCAAAAGTCAGGCAGAAAGCGTCAGCCTTGTTCGGCGACTTGACGCCTCGCTTTTTCATCTCGTCCTTGGACTCGACCTTGAGCTTGCCCGAACTTTCGAGCTTGTACTTTGGCGCAACCAGCTCATCGGCCAGCTTGTCGTCCCGTGGCATCGTGACTGCGCGGCTTTCAAACCACCGTCGCGCCTCGAACCAAAGCTCATCACGAAGGCGCATATATCGACTGCTGTCGATGCTCGGGCTTTCCGCGACGTTGATGCCGTAGACAGGAAGGCCAAGCTCACGCAGACGATCGACTACGCCACCGCCCATGCCGATCACGTCAACGTTGATCGCAGATGGGCGTTTGTCGAATGGCGTCTCGTTGTATTCCCTGGCAATAATGCCGGCGGTTTGCATCAGGTCCGTCTTGCGCCATTCTCTGACGACCTCAAGCAATACGTTTCCGCGGCGCTTGGCCAGCGCTGTCGCGTCATCCCCAAATCGGGCCACGTCCAAGCCCCAGACAATCCCCATGTCGTTTGGCGAGATGTCGCGTTCTATCGCGGCTTCGATCCAGCCAAGCGGAATGACGGCATCATCTTCCGATTTTGGAAATTCGCCCATAACGCGAACACGGTAGACGTTGCTGTCTTCCCCATGCTCGAGCGCCATGTTGCGGGCGTAGTCGGGCGATACTCTCGAGCTTACATTGCAAGGCACGTGATACCGGCGCCAGCCGGTGCGAGCACCATGAAACGCACGATAGAAATAGCCGCTCGTCCGCGTCGGGTTGGCAAACATCATGACCCAGGACTTGGCCGATGACAAAGCACCGCCGGCAGTCTCGAAAATCACATCGTCAATGCCTGACGCTTCCTCGATCAGGAAAAGCAGGTTTTCGCTGTGGAACCCCTGCAGCGCCTCGGGCTTCTCGGGCCGCGCTGTCCGTGCAACAGCAAATGCTTCCGTTGGGTCCGCCTTTATCGAGACGCGCTCGGCAGAGACATCAATCATCTGCTGCAGAAACGGCGGCAGCTTGCGCCACCAATGGGCTATTTCCGCCCATACCACGTCTCTAAGCTGATCCTGGCTGTTGGCCGTGATCGGGATTTTGCACGGCCGCATGAACAGCAGGAACCAGAGGATCACCCAGGCCTCGACTGTCGTCTTGCCGACGCCGTGACCTGCGCGAACCGCAAAGCGCCGCTGACCTGTCGTGATGGCCGATCCGATGTCCTTGAGAAAGTCGCCTTGCCAAAGCTCAGGACCAACCGGCGGCGATGCGGGGTACTCTTTGCCTGGCTGCCACGGGCGCCATTGCTCTTCCGTGATCTGGAACAGGCCCTCGAGGACGAAGTGAAACGGGCTCTTGGACCAACGAGTGACCAGAGCCTGCCAGTCAGACATTAGTCTGCGAGCTCATTTAGCATCGCGTCGATCTCATCAGCCATCTCGCGCAGACGGCTCGCGTTATCACCGTTGCCCTTCTGAACCTGATGAAGCCGTGGAAAGCTACCGGGCATGTACGGCAGGCCTAATGCACGCTGGATCTGCTGCAGCTCGCTATACGGCTCGGCAAGCTGGGCTCCGAGTTCGGCAATATCTGTGGCGATATCCCTAAGCCGATCCCGCATCTCGCAATTGCAATTGATCAGCCGCTGCCGCTGTTTGTCCGTCAAGCCTCTTCCCTTCTGAGCAACACCAGCTCGCGCCGGTCTCGCATCAGAGCTAGCAGCACAGCCGTTGATCCTGTGATTGACTTCACTTGGCCAGATCGCCATCGCGAGATTGTCTTAGGCCCCACGCCGAGCATCCGGCAGGCCTTGCGATCCGATACATTCCACGCTGAAACGATGGCCAAAGCGTCAGAAATGGTCATATGACCATACCAGCCGTCGATAAAGGGTATCATATGACCACGCTAACGGCGTGAAATCAGTCCTCAACGTCTTCGTAATCGCCATCGATCACGTCCGCTTCAAGCTGCCTTGGCGGTTCAGCGTGACCATTCAACCGGCGAATGAAGGCCTCGAATTCTTCGGACAATCCTACAGTATGTTTCATGTCTATGTGCTGGGGCGCGCGTCCAAACCCGCGATCAAGTAGTTCCGAAGCAGCAGAAATGCGTGATGGTGGAGGCGCTTCAGTATCTGCGACTATATCTGCGAGGGCCTGTATGGCCTTCATTGCATGTTTCTGCGCTTCCTTGGCGAGATCGAGGTCTTTCTTAGGTCTACCTCTAGGATTACCGCTCTGTCCCTTCTTCCAGATCTTGCCGTTTGTGGGGACTTTCTTACCGCATGGTAAAGTGCGTGTGTTTCCAGATTTCTTCTGGTCTGTTTCTTGCTGGGCTGGAGATTGTTCAAGCATGGTGTCCAACCTCCTGTTGGTTTGTTAGGTTTGGTCTGTCAGCCCAAGACGACGGCGGGCTTCTTCTGCTCTCGCTTCGATTTCGTACGGGCTGGACGTGTAGCCATACCGTAGCACGTAGTAGACGATCTTGACACTCCATAGCCACGCGCCGTCCCTGTCTATTTGACGGATGTGGGCGAGTTCGTGGGCTCGGAGTTGGTGATCGTCGATGTATGCTGGCCGCAGGTAGATTGTGCGCCATGGGAGCGTGATGCCGTCGAAGCCGGCGCGATCGAGTATCCAGAGCCAGAAGCCTCGTGCGGGCTCAAATGTGTGTGATCCGGTCCGTCCCATATCTCGCGCAGGCAGATTCCGTCCTTATGGAAGCAGATCTCGTAAGCTTCGGGCTCGGCAAGGACGTAAAAGAACTCCCAAACCCCGTTACCGTATTGATCGGCGTTCGTCATCGCGTACCTGCTGGATGAGGGCGTGCACGCGGTTTACAATGTCGGCTTTATCGGCTTTAGGAACGGCGTTGCGGGCCATGCGGCCTACTTCTCCCTTGAGATCCTTGTTGAAGACTTCGATGACGACCTGCTTAGCAAGTTCGCGATCACTGTCTGTCCTGGAATTCTCTGAAATCATTCCAAATTCCCATGCGCTTGCCTTCGACTAGCCTGTCCCATCGGATGTTGTCCTCGAGCACCCATTCGCAGGGCTTGCAAAGAAAATCTATGGTGCGGCTTCCATCTGGCGCTGACATGCGTATGCCCTTAGCCAGGTTTTGCATGATCTCATCACACGTTGGCTTGTTCGCTGGCGCCGTGTATGCGTTTATCTGGAAGTCGCTTTTTCCATTTCCAGTGAACTTCAGCGCGTAGATCGCCATCATCTCGCAGGCGCTGGCCGGTGTTGCGATCAAGCACAAGGCGATGACAAGTGATCTCATGACGCGACCTCAAGGGCAGAGCCGATCATCGCGTGCAGGCGCTTCAAGTCGTCTGCTTCGTAGATCAAAAACAAATCATCATCGTTGAAGCAGCCGTCGCGGGTACTGTCGTATTCCATGGGGTGGCTCACGCCGGCCATTAGCATCTCGTCCAGCAGATCGAACAGTTCGCCGCTATCATTCGCGTCCGGCATGTCGATGGCCTGGTAACGCCAATCGTTGGCCAAGCTCTCGACTTTGAAACAGAGCCCACCATCGAAGCACCACTTTCTACCCTTGATAAATGCTGTTCCATCAGGGAACTTCAGGAAGTCTTTCCGCGATACGACCTTCATGACTTTGCCCCGAGCGCTTGAGCTAGCAGCTCGCGGATGACCTGCGCTTTCTCGGGGCGATCGATGCGCTCATCGCTGATGGCTTCGATCATGCGCATCATCTCGCGAGGAACGCGAATATTGATGCGATCTAGCAAGGCGTCATCACCTTTCGGCGGTCTGCCTCGTTTTTTTGGTGCGTTGCTCATGCACGCGAATATGCGTCGCCCACGAAATCACGTCAATTCACGAAAATGTGATCGACAAATGTCACTTTTTCTATTTTCGTCGCCGGAAAATGTGCTATATTAAAATAACAGAAGGCGACGGGCTGCCACCGACACTTCCGGGACGCTTGCGGAGATCGGGGTCATAGGGGCAGCTGACGGGCCAAACATAGCAGAGCCCTAGGGGACCAACCCCTAGGAGGATATCATGTCTGCATTCATCGTTTCTGACACACACATCAACGCCCTCGTGTCGTATGCCACGGGCGGCGGGCCATTCAGAGTCTCGGACGGCAACCCCCAAGAGCTCGGCCAGATGCTCGTGAACGAAAACTACCGCAGCGTGAACTACCGTTATCGTGAGCGCGATGAGCCTCACACATTCCGGTATCGCCCGTACATCAAGCCGCTCAAGCCGGTCGAAGTCATCAAGCTGTGTGACTGCTACGACTACCAGTCATGCGAGACTGATGATTATGAAAAGTCCGAAGCCTACCGCCTGATCCAAGGCATACGCTCAAAGGCTCTTCATTTACTGCCCGGCTACGCCGACGCCCCTTGGGGCCTTGATGACGAGCACACGCACACGGTTGAACGCATCGCATAACCCCCTAGACCAGCCGGTTCCGGCCGGTTGGTCGCCTAGGGCTCTGTTATGATCACATCACTGTCCTGGTGGACTACCAACCAGGGAGACTGACATGACGAACTACACCGGAGCGAAAAAATTGATCGCTGATTTCATCGGCGACGACGTTATCCGCTTCTACACGTCCAGCCAGGACGGAAAAATGGAGTGCGTTGAGTACCGCTCGTTTGGGCGGATCAAGAGCACCACCGTCGCCGCACTGGGCCGCTCGATCATGCGCCACAAGCGCGCTCTTGCGGAAGGACGAGTGTTCTGAATGCACCCTGGACTACCGCTTTGCGGCGGTAGTCCTCCAGGGCAGTGATGAGACTACCCCCCACGAGCGAGGGAACAGCTATCCAGGCACTCTAACTCGTGGGGAACTTCCACGGCATCCATGGGCAGCTCTAACCATGGAGGCAAAGATGAAAATAGAAATTTGGCACACACAGGAACAGGAAAGCACGTTCGCACGCGATGGAAGATTGACCGTATTCCAATCGCAGATCTCAAATGCCGAAAACGGCACACCTCAAGAGCAAACGCTTGCAGCAGCCCTTTCCGAATGGCTTGCCACAAGCGACGATCCCGACACACCCAGCGTATTGCTGGAACGGTATCGACTTGAATGTGAAACAGAGATCGAAGCTGATGGCGTCCTGTACGACGTGGCTAGATATCTAGCATCATAACCCACTTGGCCAGCCCTTCGGGGCTGTCCTTGGATGCCGCTAGGAAGGCTCACCTCGACATTTCGCCAGCGTCGGAGATTGGCAGATCCCCGGCGCTGACTTGTGCAACCCCTTACGAGGAAGGGATCACACCAATGCATACATCTATCATCTGCCTCAGGGCTTCCGCAATGCTGGCGGGAGGCGCCCTGATCGCGTCTCAGGTACTCCTTAACCTGGAGTATTTGGGACAGGCTGCAGCCTTCTCGGGGCTGCACCTTGCCGCGGTTGCCTTGCCGATCTCGATGGCAATTGCGGTCCCTGCGCTCGAGCACTGCTGGCGCGATCACCGATGGGCCATGGCCGGCCTGGCGATCGTCGTGCTCATCTGCGGGTTGTCTCACACCATGATCGTGGCGCTCGAGCGAGGCGCCCACGCTCGAGACAATACCGCGGCGAATGCCGGCAATCATGCCTTTGCCATTGCACAGAAGGCCTATGATGACGCAACCGCTCGCGTCTCAAGGCTGGAGGGCGCCGTACAGGCCGAAGCATCCAAAGGGGGATGCGGTCGGAACTGCCGGGCGCTGCAAGCTCAACTCGATGCCGCGGCGGCGCAACAAGCCGCGGCGCTCGAGCGGCTCGCCAAAGCGAAGGCGCCAGTCGTCACGAACAGCATGGCCAAGAGATACGGCAACTTGGCCCACGTGATCGACCTTGTGCATCCACTTGTCATGCCCATGGCCATGGAGCTTGGCGGGCTGATGCTCATCGGTTTTGCCCTGCATCGAGGCAAGGGCAGCCCAAGGCTTCCGCTGGTATCGGCAGCGCCGCCGACCAGACTTGAGGAAGCCGAAGTCGCGATCAGAAAGCTGGCAGACGATCGCGGAACAGTCCCGTCTCTTGCGGAAGTGGTCAGGCAGACCGGCTTACCTAAGACCACTGCATGGCGTGCGCGAAAGCGTGTGGCAGCCTGACCAGACCCCGCTACGGTTCTCCGTGGCGGGGTTTTTTGTTTCAGCCAAGCTTGATCCGGCGAGTAAGAAGCGCGTAGATGCCGGCCATGTAGATCAACGTCGATGCCGGCGGCGACTTGACAAATGGAATATCGATACCTTGAGCCTGGAGGATTAGATCCGCCAGCATCAGGATCATGACGACACCAGCGACCTTCTCGGCCAGCGAGACAACCATATCAACGATCGCCGTGAGAGATCCGATCGTCGGCACCTGCACTTGCGTTGCCATCAGTGCAATCTCCGCGTTGGCGTCACAAGGTCCATATGCAGCGCCTGGATGCTGACGACATGACACCAGATCGCCGTGGCCCATTCCTCGATTTGATGGTCGCTCAGTACGGCGCGGCCTTGATCAGCCAGCATGGCCTGGACCATTGCTGTGGCTAGAGCCAAAGACTCCAGCTGCGTCCAAAGCTCATGCTCTTGGTCAGTCAGGTGAGTCATTGTCGTGTCCTGTGATTTGGACGCAATAACCCATCGCGGGGAATGGATGGTTCCCCCGGGTGCCCCGCGCACTAACTTACGTCTGGCGTCGGACGGGCATCGACCGCAAATCACTTATACCACAACTTGCTGGGCGGAAAAACCCTTCATGGCAGGTCAAGTAGCGACTCAATTTCCGCCCATTTGACCGTTCAACAATTTTGCAATTTCCTGGACACCTGCCTTGCCCGAATAGCCGCATGCGGTTATCCCGAAACCGCATACGGTTTGCGGCGAGCTTATAGGTGTGATGCCTGTTGCTCCTGCAGCGCCTTGATGACAATGTCGGCGATCTGCTTCCATACAGAAGGCTTCGCCGAAGACTTCGCCGCAGACTCCACTGACCAAACCAGATACCACCCGGCAGACCAAAACGCAGACCCTGCCGCAGACTTTGCCGCATCCCGATCCGCAGACCTCAGCGAACAATCCGTACACCACACCACATAATCCGCCTTAGACTTCGCCGCGACTCTCTTTTGTTCAGTTGGCTCGCGGTGATAATCAATCACTTGACGGATCGCCTTGACGACCTTGGACTTATACGGCTCCTGCCACACTTCCTGTCGCGACAAGCAGATGTCTTCCAGAATCCTAATGCATATCTGATGATATGCCGGCTGCAGATCGACACCGACAGGCAATGCCTCGGCCAGCGCTACGTGCCACCACGCCCGATGTTCGGCGGACAGGCCTTCGAACACAACATCCCGCAAATGCCCCAGCCATTCTGGCATGTCGTCGTGCTGCTGTTCAGAATTGAACATCGTCAGGTCTCCGTCCCTTAGATGTTCAAACAACCGTGACGCGACAGAACGATCCAAGGTGGAACACGGCATCACGCGGGTAACCGTGTTCTGCCCAAGCTGACACTATTGTATAATTGATGTCTGTGACTGATGTATCCGGGTTCTCGACGAGCCTATAAGTGCGTAGCCTGATGCGCTCTCCACGGCAGCCGATTGTTTGATCCTTCACGACACGAAACACGTCTCGCTCTACGTACTCAGGAGACATGTACCTCGCCTTGTTGTCCTGTGTCATCGTCCGGTTTCCGTTTGTTGGTCTCTACACGGCCTGAAGTGCCTCGACCGGAATCGATATGCGCGTTGGCCGGGCGAACAGCTCAACGAGCAGATGGCACGTACTTGCGCCGATCTCATCAATCTTGCTTTCCCAGCCGATCCATGGACCAGCGATCACTCGGACGTTATCGCCTACGGCCAAGCCCTTGCGCGTCGGGGCGGAATGTGTGTGCGGGATGTAATGGCCTTGGGAAAGCTCGAGCAGGCGATCCAGGTTCTCAGCTGGCACCGGGGCGGGTTTGCCATCTCGACCGATGACGCCGCGCAGGTGGAAGCCCAAGCCATCACGCCCGTCGAACACCCACCACCAATTTGGATTATCGCCAAGCTCCACGGCGATGTAGCTTGGCATCCGCGGGTAATCCTTAGGCCGGAACTCGTTCTGGCCACGTCGTTTCAGAAGGCGCGTTTCCCGCGGAACGAATGCCCCAATGCCCCGCTTGCGCAACGCCGTCTCTGCGTCGAACTCGCACTGAGGCAGCGTTCTGAAGATGTACCAGCTCATAGGCTTACCCCCCTATATTTGCGCTTCGGGTGCTTGCGATCGGCGATCTGCTGGCTAACCGACTTGCGGCGGCGCTTCTTGACGACCTCGACGGTGCCGTCCGTTCGGGTTTTGATCGTGTAACTGGTGGTGAGCTGAGCCATCACTCCCATCCCTTCGGCATCGGGCGGGACAGCCATTTGACGACAGGCAGTGATGGCTGCATGCGCTCGATATTGCTGAATCCGACCCAAAATGCTCTATCGTGCGAATGCTCGACCATGGTCGCCGATCGCTTCCGGCTGACGCGTTTTGCGTTGACGCTGGCCGAGCATGGCTGACACATGCCGATGCGCTTGGAGCTGGACCGGCGCTTGCCGCAGCGCGTGCAGTGGGTGTAATCGCTCATTCCGCTGCCTCCATCTGCGTTGCGCCTTCCCATGACGTGCACCAGTCGTAGTTCTTCCTGACCCGCCGATAGTGCAGCTTGTGGTCGGGATTGCAGCACCTGGTCAGGCCATCGATCACCACACGCTGACTGCGCCATACGCAGGTGCCACAGCAGACACCTGGCTTTCGGTTGATGGGCTTAAGGGATTGCCGTATCATCGCTGCTGTCCCTCGCAGATCTCGAAATGATCGCAGGAGCATGAATCATTGATCGACACTGCACGATCGCCGCAGAGGCATTTGCAGATGCCCGGCGCATGATAGTGGATGCAGTCGCGGCAACGCTTAATCATCACGCTTGCTCTCCTTGCGCTCATCGACCATCACGCTATAAATATCCTGCCCTTCATCTGTTTTGTTTTTCTCATCCTTGAATACCATGATGTTGAGATTGCCAAGACGGCCAGCGAGATAGCGCTTTTCTGATTTACTTTCTCGAGAATAGAGTGTCGTCAGCTTGATCATCACGCCCTCCCGATCAAATCACCGAGCGCATCTTCCCGTGTTCGCGTAACCACGAACCGACCAGCAGAAGCCTGAAACGACAGCTGCACCAGCATTTCGCTGCCCATCATTTCCGTGTCCTTGATCTTATCAATATTGAGATATGTCGGGCCGACTTTCTCCGGGCGCCACACACACCAGCCGATATCAGACTTGTTCCCGAAGTTGGCCGTGTCGGCGGCGTCATTGAGCGTGTAGATGTATCCACTCGACCTGCGGCCAGTTGCTTCTTTCGGCGGATGCGCCGCAACGATCATCAGCAGATTGTAATCATCGGCGAGCGCTTTGAGACGCATGATAAAACGTCCGATATAATCGGTTTTTGACATGCCATATGGAACATTATGGTCAATCTCATTGAGAGGATCAACGATAACAACCTCGACGCCGTATATCTTCACAGCATATTCGATCAATTCATAAAGTCGATCGGCATCGAGAATTGAATTCCGCTTTCGACGCAGAAAT